TCTTATGTTGTAGGGCAGAGAAATGATAAGTTTGATTTAACAACCATAATCCTTGCTGCTGGTACACATACAGTGGACAACAGGCCAGGATTCATACCTGTGAGTGTAGGTGGAGAAGCAAGATATACAACAAGATTTGGACAGACAAACCAGATATTAAGTCCTTTTGGATTAGGTAGTAATTTTGATTTAACATCACCTGATAATGAATTATATAAACTAAACAGTGTTCGTGGTGGTGTCATTATACCAAGAGGTACATCAATCGTAGGTAAAGATCTTCGTAAGACAAAGATAAGACCAAAGTATGTTCCAGATCCAGAGAATAATAATATAGATCCGACTGCAATATTCAGACTGACAGGTGCTTGTTATATTTCACAGTTTACTATTTTTGATGGTGATCCATCAGGTAATGTATATAAGGACTACACTGCAAACTTGTTCACACCAAGTTTCTCTCATCACAAACTAACTTGTTTCGAGTATGCTGATGGTGCAAACGCAGTTCGTATTAAGGACAGTTTTATTGATGTAACTTCAACATCAACTGATCTTGATATGTATTATCAGAAGGTTGGTGATGTATATGATGCTGGTACAGGTAGACCAATCGAACCAGACTTCCCATCAGGTAGTCTTGATTTCCAGACAAGAGTTGAAGAATATCGTATTGTTGGTTCAAAAGGTCAA